AGGACTGAATTTTTCTACAGCCGGTGTTCAATGCCACGCCCGCCGGTGCGAGGTTGGCGCTTCCCCAGTTAATCTCTCTCTTTAAATTCTCCATTAATGCCTCAATTCTCGCGAGGCCCACTCTTTTTGTGCCCATAGTTAAAAACCCTCCTTTTATAATCATGTCCCTGTATCGGTCTATTTCAACAATACTAGGGGGTAGCTCAAAGTCTACCCGATAACTTTGGTTTGAACTTAAGTTCACCTATAAGTAGTTCCACAAACACGAAAGCCCCCGTCCGAAGACGAAGGCTTTACGTTTTATTTGGCTACTAGTTTTTAGCTAGTTGCGCCTGCCTCACCAACGAGACCTCGTACAATGACCAGACCATACATATCAGGACGAACCATCTTCTTTGCATAGCGAGTCATCACGCCCTTTCTGGGCACGAAGTCTTCAGGGCCGAAGATCGTGGGTGTAGTCTGTAGTGGCACGTAAGGTGCGTATACATATCCAGATTCAAGGAAACTGGAGCCACGACGACCAACCAGGACGACGTTACGAAGGAAGTAGGGGTCTACTATCACATCGAACTTCTTGGTTAGCGAGCCGACCTTGACGGCACCAACGGAACCCTTATCATCATCATGAGTGACGGAAGCACGGAACCCAGCGGTGAACTCAAGGATGTTAGCAACTTCAGGTCCGCAGACGATAAAGTTAGCTCCACCCCGTAGAGTCTTACGATGGATTTGTGCCGACACATCATTGATGGTCTCAACAAGAGTCTCATACCATTCGGAAACCGTTCCGGTGAAGTCTGGAGCCGCAGAAGAAGCGCCGATTTCGGCACCAGTTGCGCGATTCACAAATAGACCTGGGGAACGTGACCAGTAGTATGTACCAGCGGTTGCACCAACGATGAGATCTTCAACGATCTCGCGATCAATCTCAAGAGCAATTTGCTCGGAGAGAATGCTCGTAAGCTCGACCTCGGCATCCAGGTTGTGATAGGCATTAAGATCCTGTCCCAATTCTGGCGTCCACTTAGCCTTAAGCTTCTTGGTGATAGCCGTCACAGCCACTGAGTCGACCTTGATGTCGATCTCTGGGATATTCTCGTTATTTTCCAATCCCCATACTGTCTGACCAACTACGGAACCAATAGCGTTACTCGCAGCAAAGTCATCAGTCTGTGCCCAGGAAGCCGTCATGGCAGAACCCAGAGCAAGAGATGCCCCACAAGCACCGGTAAGAGCAGCAGCCATCTGAGCAGCGGAAGCAGCACCGTTATAATCAGCAACAGTCAATAGAACAACTGTCTGACTTGTGCCACTAAGACGCGTCAAGCGACGAAGCTGAACACCACCCACATTGGAGCCAGTCAACCATACCTTTCCAGCCCCACCATAGTCACCAGTAGAAGATGACAGCGTAAGCGAGACCATATTGTCAAGATTAAACTGATCCAGATTAGAAGTATCCATGGTACCAATGGCAACCGTTGGATTTGTCGCACTTTCTAGTTCGGGATCATACTGACAAAGCTTAAGGAAAGCTTCTCCAGCGCTGGAACTAAACACACTTGAAGTAAGATATGTAATAAAGTTACCTGCTGGGCCAGAACCAGTTGGCGATGAGTATGCGTTGTTCAAGTTATAAGGACCACGCTCGGCATCTGCCTTGGTAATGACCACACCGCCGGTGATCTGGCTAGCGATTCGGGCGCCGCCGTATATCGACTCTTCCGATCCACTAGGTGCACCGTATCCTAGACGTGGAAGTCCCGCACCATTGGTGGAGACGGTAAAGTCTAGGAAGAAGATGAGCCCACTTGGGAGACTCATCGGCTGAACACTAACGAGATCGTTTGCGATCAGCCCTGCGAAAACGCGACGGACAATGGGGAATGCGACAGCCGCGAAGCCCTCAACATCTCCACCAGCCATAGTGCTGTTTTCGCGAAGTAGCTCTTTAGCTTGATTTTCAAGCAAACGAGCCATTGCATTGCGGCCACGCTCATGTTCAATCCCTTCCAGGAGACCAGTGCGTTCCCACTTGTTTAACAAGGCATGCCCTTCAGCACGCATATCACGATTAATGATACCCTCAGTTAATCTTTCCATAATTCCAGCCATAATATAAATACCTCCTTTTTTTAGTTTTTAATTCCGGCTAACTTTTTCATTCTATCCAAGAATGGATCAGTTGTTTGTGCTTCTCTACGAGATGCACGAATAATTGAGGATGGACGATTGATTGCTTCGCTCAGCGATTGTGGAGCACGTTTAGTTTGTGCGGGCGCTGCGCTTTCAAGCGTTTCAAATATTGTCCTTGCCTCCATAACTGAACCAGCATTGGAAATAGCTTCGGCAATTTTTGTTTTTTGCCGCTCATTTAGGGAGGTATTTCTCAAAACACGGTTCGTGTAAAGCAAGCGTGCGTTGGAGACATTAACCTCTTGCAAGGTACTTTTTATCTCTTCAACAACCTGCTTATATTTTCTATTGCTCTGTTTAAGTTGCTTATTTTCGAAAACCAACTCTTCTTGAGCTTTCTTTAAAATCTTCATTTTTTCTGCCACATCTGTACTACGACGATGCGCCAATTCTTTTTCCATCTCATGCTCGACTTGAAAATCGGGTCTGCCTGCCCACCCGCTTAGGTCGGCACCCATATCTACAGTGAGCTTTTCCATGATGTCATTAATTAAATCTTGAGATACTTCGATTTCTTCATTTGTGCCGCCATATCCAGATTTACTATCTTCGTCTGCTGCGGCCTTTATTTTTGAGCCTTCTTCTGATTCTTCTTCAACTTCTTCTTCGTCTTCTGAAAGCATCGCGAGGATATCTTCTTCGTTTAATTCTACTTCTTCTTCGTAAACATCTTCGTCGTCGTCTTCATCTTCTGTCTGAAGAGCTTCAACGGCCTCTTGAAGTGCATCAAGGTCAACAGTGACTTTGACATCTTCGCCTTCGCCCTTAAGATATTTCAAATCTCTACCTTCCATTTCAGATAAGCCATCGGTAGCCGAAAGGGGAACGCCATCAACGATATCTTCTACGTCCTCTTCGCCTTCGGGTGGCGCGTCCATGCCCATAGGATCAGCAGCCATAGGATCAGCAGCCATAGGATCTTCTTGTTCTAGAAGCTTATCCAACGCGGTTCGCACTTCATCAGAATACTTTTCAACAATAGAAGACTCCGCATTTTTTAATGCAACCTCTCGTAAGGCCTTTGCATCAACGATAGCTTCTTTTAGCAATGTGGACATAAATTAACTCCTAAAAAAACAGTAATTCAAAATAAATAGTATCCATTCAAACGAAAAGACCATTATTATCCCTCTTCTTAATATACAAACCAGTTCGTCCCATTAGAGTATAAGTTAACTGCCGGCATTGTTCCTGTTAAAACATATGTAGTGGCTCCATCAAAGAAAGAGTTAGAGCCCGCAGCGCGTTTTAGAGTGACACTAAACGCGCCACGAGAAGTGTGCTCATCTTTTACCACCAACAAGGCTCCAGTGTAATAAAGCGAAGCGCTGGGAACTGATATTTCAATGTTACCAGCAGTAGTAATACCCAAAATATAATCATTAGTAGATGCAGTATGGGCACTGCTTGTAACGTTAGTATAATTTCCTCCGAACCCTTTAACCCAAACACGCTGTTGTGGAGCAGAAGCGCTTAAAACATAACGCACGCGACTCGTGGCAGTATGGGTACCCGAAATAACCAAGCTTCCTGTTCGCATGTGCGTATCATCTACACTATCTCCAAAATATGTAGAACCCGTGGCATCAATAATCGAGATGTTTTCATAGTTAATTACACTGGCACTAAGTGTACCAGTTATTACCATATTGCCCGACAATACTAAAGTGTTGGGCGGGTTGCCGGCAAGAGCAGCCGTATGATACATAAAGTTAATTGAACCGGTGGCTGAATTATTACCAGTTATAAATAAAACTGATCCAGTAGGACCCGCCATAGCAGGTTCAGTACAATTAATAAATGCCCAGCCAAAATCAGCCATTCCTATCTCTCCTCAAAATGTGCTGCATGCAGCAAAAACTACAACTTCTGATGGATCTGCATTAACGAAAGCGACTCTGTCTATTCCCGATATGTCATAACGTCGATACTCTCTGTCGGATGGCACCTGTGCTGCAGGGGCCCTACCGGAATCCGCAAGTGCAATTGAGGAAGCAGCATTCGCAGTGTTCTGACCCTCGCCACCAGCTTCGGTTTCTGGTATTTCAAACCACCTTTGAAAAGCGTGACAATACCCAAAAATCTTCGTAACTGCGGGGGCTGTCGTATTTGCATCTGTGATAAGAACATGCAAGTATCTTTGGTTTTCTGTGGCATAGCCTGCGCCCGATGCGGTAACGCCCAATAAATCATCAGTATCAGCCGACACATTGACAGCGGTACCATTCGCTCCATTCAGATTCTTTGGACTCCTTGTTCGTCCCCAAGTGTTCCACTTTTGATAATTCGCCATGTAAATCTCCTAAAATAATATATTCAATATAAATAGTCTCTATTTTTTTCTATTGCGTCTTTCTTGCGCTTTACGCCTTTTTCGTTCTTCTTTTAATCTCATGCGATGAGCACGGATTCTTTTTTCTTTTTTTGCTACAGAAGGTTTCTTATAATATTTACGATCTTTGACCTCCTCAATAATGCGCTCTCTTTTAACTTTTTTAATAAATTTCCTTATCATTTTTTCGACATTACCTCTTGTTTCTTTTGAAGTAACTCCAATATTATATTGTCTTGCCATTAAATACCTACTTTATTGCTTTCCAAATCTGAGAAGAATTTCCAAGAATTGAACTAATATCAACGCCAGCATCACTAGGGTGACCTAAATCTGTCTGCCCCTTCTTGGGTTCTTGTGGTGCAGGCTCTAAGCCCTCAAATAAATTAACTCCGTTATAGGCTTCTTTGCCAATAGAATCCATCAGTTGCTTACGATGTTCGTGCAACTTTGTTTTTGTTTCACTAGACTTACGAGCAACTGAGCTATTAGAACGAACCGGTGCAGACTCGACAACAAGGTTGCCTTGCATTCCCCTAGCTACTTCCGCCACCACATTAGACAGAAGCCCCTCTTCTAGAAGGACTTCGTGTATACACTCTTTAACTACAGGCTTGATTAATCGTTTGAGATCACTTTTTTTCATTTTATCCTCGTAATAATTGTTTCCAACGTGCTATTCTTGCTTCAACGAGAACATTATCTAAAATATCTCTAAAAATACTTTCATTGATCTTCAGACCTTGAGCTTTACCCCAGGCCGATATCATGTCCATTAGCTGTCCTAGATCTTCGCCAGTATAGCCCGCATCCTGTAGTGCCTGGTTAAGACTATGTTGTTTACCGGCAGGATGATTGTATACTGCAACTTGTGGTGCTCCAGAAGTTCCTGCTCTCTTATGTTGCAAGCCTGCTTGCGTTCCTTCTGGGCCGGCCTCTCCTTGTCCAGGTTCCGTTACATCAGGAGGAACCACATCGGTCGCGACCTCTTCTTCTTCCTCCTCCTCCTCCTCTGGCTCCGGTTCGATTGGCGAAAGTTCAGTCAAAAGATTCGCAGGGAAGCCAGCTTGCTTTATCTCTTGAACAGTAAGCCCTTGCTTCTGAAGCTGGCCAGCAATGTGTTTAAGAACGAGCGATTTAATGTTGCCGGGAATGCCGGCTTTGTCTAGAGTACTCTGAAGGCCTTTTCCGCCTTTTCCTCTGTAAACAAAGATTCCTTCTCCGCCAGGGTCTGTCGGGTCCGTTGGGACTGTCGGGTCCGTTGGGACTGTCGGGTCCGTTGGGACTGTCGGGTCCGTTGGGACTGTCGGGTCCGTTGGGTCTGTCGGGTCCGTTGGGTCGACATCCACTTTCGGATCTTTTGGTTTTTCTGTTTCGAACTCTTCTTTGGGCAAATCTGTCATATCGCTAATAATATTCTTAAACCCTCCCTCTCGTGAGTGGCCCATCACACGTTTTCCAACAAGGCCAACAATGCCACCGATGGCTGCGACAGGAAGAGCGAAACCAGCAAGATTCGCGAAAAATCCTGGACCCCCAAGATACCCCAA